CAATATTTTTAATAATTTATATTAAAGCAATACAATGCAATATTACACAATCTTTAGCAATACAAAAATAGTCTATTAATGGTCTATTTTGATAAATACGGTCTATTTTTCAAGTTTAAGTCTATTAAAGGTCTATTTTTGGTGATTAAAAAAGCGGCACTTAGCCGCTTATGCTGTATGTGCCATTTTGTTTTGTTCAATATAAGCCAAAACATCAGACTTCATATAATTTACTTGTCGTTTATGAGGTTTAGAGAATGGAATGCCGCCACCTTCACATCTTTTCTTCTGCAACCACGGTAAGGATACGTGCATAACAATAGCTACTGTTTCAGGTGGAAAAGTTTGATTATCAGCAGCTTCCCAAAATTCCTTCTTAGCAGCCTCTTTTTCTGCATGAGTCATACGATCTAATTTAGTTAAACGTGACATTTATTTCTCCTTACTTTCCGCTTTAGGATTTGCCCACCAAAGTACAGGGCCATCTTCTGAATCAAATGCTGCAATTAAAAAGAGTCCTTGTTCTGGCGGTTCTGGCTTCCAGTTTGGCCAAACTACTGCATCTTCCGGTATATTTGGTATTTCATCGTAATCTAATAGTTGAGTTTCAATTTCAACTCTAAGATTCATTTGAAGTTGTGCCCACTGTTCTCTTGTATAGGCTTCAGCTCCTTCTTCAATGGTGTCAAACAATTCAATATCTGGATGAAACCAATTGAAAAGGTTTTCAGGTGGTTCTATTGGCTGGATCTGATATTTAAAACCCGTCTCACTAGATCCATAAAATAGTTTTGCTTCATCAAAGCTTTTGGTTACAAGAGGGGCAGAGCCTTTCTTGTAGCAAATTACTATTTCATCAAATTTAAAAACACGTTCAGCTGTCTTCAAATCAAAGCATTGGTACATAGGTTCACTAAACCAACTCTCAACATAAAATAGATTTTTAATATGATCTTTGCGGGAACCGTGCCATTTCTGAACTTTGATAACATCATCAAAAATTTCTAAGAAAAAGTTGTTGCCTTCCTTTTCATGCATTTTTCTATAACGCTCAACAGCTCGCTCAGCTATCTCTTTTGAAGCTGCTGGCGTTTGCTTAAAAGGGCTGTAACCTTCAGGTCGCATTGCAACCGCCCATAAAGTTGATTCACTCATCCTTCAGCTCCCGATTCGCTAACACCCAACTTAATGCAACCTTCCTCAGGTAAATCAGCATACCAACAGTAGTATCCTTCACCGTCATAACCATCTTGGAGCCATTTGATGGTCATTTCAGTTTCCATCTGGAATTGATCTTTTTCCCCATCTGGCGCACCAAAATCAAAGGCTTCTTTTAGTTCAGCGCAAGTTAGAGTGACACTAGGGGTGGGAGTATCTGGCACCGTCTCGGCTTTGGCTTTATTCCATAACTGCCAAGCATCATTAGTTACAATATTGAAATAGCCATTCATTGTTTCACTGAATGCTAGGATGTCATTTTTACGAATAGCACTTTCACGTTTAAAAATTTCTGTAGTTTTGAATTGTGATTCAAAAGGGATACGTTCATTACCTGTCATTTAAGCCACCATCTCTGCATATTCTTCTTTAGTCCATTCAACAAACTCTTTATAAAGCTGCTGCGCGGGTTTATTTAACCGGTTGTGATAGTCGATCGTTATGCGGCGCCAAGCGACTGGTACCGCATAATGCTTGGTTAGAAACATCGCTTGATCCATGCCTTGCCGGACTATTACGTAGCCCAGCAATTGCAAGTAGTACATAAAACCAAGCATGTGTTTTTGGCTCACTTTCTTGTACTGATCTTTCATATTAGAAACCGTCTCCTAATAAATAATCAGGCTCAGCCTCTTGAAGTGGCGTAGATGTAGGGTTCTCTAATTCAAAGCGGCGTTTCTTAACAAAGTCCATGAGTCGTGATTGAATCTGTGGATCTCGTGCGGCCACATCTATTTCCAAAGCATCTAATGTTGTGAGATCGGGCGCGTTTTGGATCTGGACCATTAGTGAAGGTGGTTCAGTTGCTTGCGCCTTAGATTTTTCGAGCTCTTCAAGACGTTTGTGAGTTGCAAGTAGCAAAGGCTCCATTTGTTTATCAGACCAAGTGCGTGTATATCGATAAACTGCATTTACTTCGTCTGGTGTTTTTGAGTCCTTAACTCGTTGCAGCAGGGTATCAAGTTTCTTCTGATATTCTGAATCAGCGGTTTCTGATTCAATAGCCGGCTCAGCTGTTTGTGCTTTTTCTACAACCTCTGGTTTTGAATTTTTAACTTTTAGAGATTCCGCATGACTTTCTGAAGGCTTTTCTTCTTCGACTTCTTCAGTAGGCTTATTTAGAAGTTTTAGAATGTCTTCCGCAAACTCACCACCGCTGATTTTAATAATCGCGCAGCAATGAGCAAATGCATTATCAAAACTTGAGTGAACTTGGCCATGCTGGAGCATGCGCAATTGTCCTTTAGATCCATTCCACTTAAACTGCTGCACACCTAATTCAACAGTTGGGCTAGGGTAAGAGCAAGTAGAACCTTTTTCTGGCGCAACTCTTAATGGTTCTGGTACCTCAAATTCACCAATAAAAATAGTTCTAGGCTTTAATTGAAATTCGAATTTATCAAAAACATCAAAGCCAAAGTCATAAGGGTTAAATGGTTCCCAGCCATTACGCTCAGTATTATTTACTAAAAGTAATTCACCGTTGGCCCAAGCAAGTTTGGCTTCAACTTTATTTAGAATTTTCATGCTGTCATCCCCGTTTTCGCTAAGGTTTCAATTTCTTGTTTAACTGCAGTTAGTTTTGCCGCTTCAATTTGGATCAGGGCATCTATGCCGAAGTGCTCACAAACTGTTTTTACATCGAGGCCACGTTCAGCAATAAAGTTTTGAAGTTCATCTCTTTGTTGATCTGAGATACCGTTAAATTCTGGTGGACTAATCCAAGTGCCACGTTGTTTATCAAACGTGCAATTCAATGCTTTAGCTCTCATTAACATTGCTTGGCGCATGTTCTGGTAATACATGTGTTCTTTATCAAGCGACTCAGTTAATTGATTAAGGTCACCTGCATGCTCAGCTTCTTCACAGCTTTGTTTCCAGTTTTCTAGCTCTTCTTGGGCTTTAGCTGCTGCAAGTTGTGCAGGCGTTAAGGTGTTAATGTGATCTTTAGCTTGAGTAATCAGGTCAGCCAAGAAAGTAGGGTGTGCTTTAAGATCAGGTACCCATACTTCACCGGTTTCACCGCCTAAAGCACCTGAGTTTTTCGCATGATGTGTAGGCGAGGGTTTAAAATTAATAACGCGGGCATTTTTACCTTCACCTGTAGTAACAGTTGTTAGATAACCCATCACATCTGCGATACGGTAAAGCTCGTTACGGTTTTTACCACCTAGATCTGGTCGGTAAATAATTTGATCACCGTTTTGATCTTCTGATGCGTGTGCAATGAAAACAACATCTTTACCTAAACTGATCAAAGTATTGATGTATTGCTTGAACGTTTGGTTCGCTAATCCTTGAGCCTTTAACTTTAAAGAACCATCTTTTTGACGGTTATTTGCCGTAAGTAACAGGTGGGTTTTAATGCATTCAAGCATTGCACCCACGGTATCAATGACTACGGTTTTATATGGTGCTAAGTCCTGCGGAGTAAGGTTTGCAACATCACTCCATTGTTGAACCTGTACAACCGCACCACGACGTAATTCACCAGTACGGTGAGCACCACGGTCAAAGTCAAAAGAAATTGCTTTTTCCGCAGTAAAGCCCATCGATGATTTACCTAAACCCGGATCAGCGTATAGGTACACAATAATTGCTTGAACCAATAAAGTTTGGTCAGCAGTAATAATCGGTAACGCCATTTTTCTTATCCTCATCTTGAGCCAGTGAAGCCGCGCTTAGTTTTATAAGCTTTGCGGTCATAGGTAGGGATGTTTGTTTCACGCAGTTTTATAGCGAGCTGCTTTCTGCGCTGAAAATCGATTTCTTGGGTGAGTTCATTCCAAACTTTTGGATAAGAAGTTTGGAACCTGAACACATTTAAAGGCGTCTTAACTCCGTCTTTAACTTTGTAAAGAACTGAGCCATTAGCATTAGATGCGTACACTTGCCAGCCAATGCGAACAGAGTAGAGGCCCTTATCATCACGGCCTAAAAATGACATGTAGCCATCAGGGTGCTTTTTGAAATTAGTCATCTTTAAGCCTCCACCAACTTGTTACGTTCGATGAAGCCTTTTAGAAGGCCATTGATGTTGCGGATGTCTTCAAATTCGGTGAAATCGTTATATGACTTACCATTAACATCAGTGATTTCATTTACTGTGAGTTGTGTAATATCAACAGCGGTGAATTCAGAACCTGGAACGCCGTAGCTGTCAGGATGGGCTTCAAAATCAAAGCTAACGTTTAAACGGAAGCTATCTAATTTGATGACGGCAACGCCAGAATCTTTACCTGTGATTTTCGCGGTTAACACACCGTAAGTACTTGGTTGAATTTTAGGTGTAAAAAGAGTAGGTGCGTCTTTTGTTTGGAAAGCTGGTTGCAATTGGCAAGCAACTAAAGAACCACCTGAGATTGCAAGAGCAGCCATGCTGACAAATGCAAATGAGTTGAAAGGGGTAGCTTTTACGTTCATAATTGATCTCGCAGTTTGCAAAAGCACATCGGACCTGGGGAGGGGCGGTGTGCTTTTTTGATGTCTACGAGATAAATATAAGAAAACTTAGTTTTATTGTCAATAAGAAATCTTATTTTAATTTAAGAAAGCTTACTTTTATGCTTTAATAGACAAAAGAAAACCCAACTATCAAAGGTGATAGTGGTGGTGGGTTAGGTATAGTATTGAAATGGTTAGGCTACTTCTTTTTCCCACCCATATATCTCACTTGCCAGACCTTCTAGAGATGTTGAGCTGTACAACTCAATACCTTGTGGCTTCAATGTACTATCTAATTTGTCAACAATCTCATCGATCTGTTCGATTCTATATGGTGTTAAGTGCTCCAGATTGTCGCTATCAGGTTTTAAAATAAATAGATATGGTTTCTTTTTTAAGTGATCTGATGCTGTTCTTAAATCATTGATCGCTTGTAAGTAATCAATTCTAATTCTTGCTGGATCAGAAAATACAACACTTGCCCAATTACCAACAGCATCACTATCTACAGGTCTTAAAGGAGCATGAATATTTTGATTATTGATTTCAATATAGCGAGAGCTTGGTATAAGTTTATTAAAGCTAAATCCATCATGATCTTGCCGCTTTAATTCATCCAATAAACTATTACTGAGCTGTTGAAAGTTAAAAGCATTAAATCCTGAGTTTTTTCTTTTTTTAGCAATAATAGGACGACCCAAAGGAACAGCTATATCAAATAAATGATCAATAAGCTGACTTCCGCTTTTGCCTCGAATAAACCCATGATTATCAAAAATCAATTGACTTGATAATTCTAGGCAGCCTTCATTAGCCCATGATTCTGCAAGTTTTGTAATGCGTTGGGCATGAAATTTCATCTCCTCACCAAACATACATGAGAATCTATTAAAGCTATCACCATCAATAGTGCGAACAAAAATCTCATTTTCTGTTTTCAATACAACACCAAGATTAAAACACTCGCGTGTTGTTGGATCTGGCGTCCACTTTATTGTCATCCATTCACCAGTTAATAAAGGTGTTGTTTTTGCTTTAGATAGACGTTCAAGTAAAGACATTTAAGCCACCAGTCCTATTCGATTGGCAAATAGTGCACTAGGTTGTTGGCAACGGTAGTGCAAAAAATCAAATAAATGATCCAAGTATCTTGGATGATCAGTTTCAGGTATGTCTGAAATTTCAAGAATATTTTTCCACCAGGTGAGTAATTGCTTTTGTATAGAAATAAAAGCTTGCTCGTGCTCACCAATAGCTTCTACTGCTTTACTTTTAACTGTAAAAGTTGTTTGCTGCTTATAGCATTATGCTGATCGAGAATATAAAGCAATTTATTGAAGAAAAATTGACTTTTGTCAAGCTGAGTTAGATTTTTTATCCAATCTATTCTACCTAGAATTTCTCCATGATCTATTACTCCC